CTCATCCGTCATGAACGGTACGAAATGGATATTTTTTTCCGTTTTGTTTTTGTAGCTGCCGTACACCGTCTGGTAGGTGGCTTCGTTCTTCTGCTTCCAGAAATACGTCGTGTCCCCGCATATCCAGGGAACACCGTCAGCAGAGCCACCGACGCACTGACCTGCCATATCCGCCAGGTCTGCACGGAATTTATCAACCAGCGCACCAAACTGTGCTGCGTGATTTGCCGGCGTACCGCCAAAATCAAATTCCCCCTGCATCCACACCACGGCAAACAGCACATTTTTCGGGTTCTTCTTCAGTGCTGCTTTTGTTCGACCGATAAGGTCCTTATACAGCGGCTTGTCCACACCCCAGCGGGTTGAATTCTCCGAAGCACCACTCGCGTCACTGTATGTGCCATCAGCTCCGGTGGTGAACGCTGAACCACCACGACAGCACGGAACCAGCAGAATGCCCGCATTCGCCGGTATAAACGGCAGCAATTTTTTGGCGATATGCAGCCCCTGCCCCACGGTTCCGTACTGCCCCTTTGACAGGTCCGCTTTCGGATGGTTAAGGCGGCTCATGTCCTGCACATCATGCAGACAATGGTCCGCCGGAATGATGTCGTTATATTTACAGGCGACACCGCCCGGTGTCACCGTACTGCGGCGCGCCAGCTGCTTAATACGCGGGTCCGGACGGTCATATGTCTCCGGCAGCGGAAGGCCTTCACCATATGCCATGCTGTTTGACTGCCCCGCCAGAACCACAATAAAGTAATACTCCGGGTCTCTGGTGGCGCTGATTACTGCACCTTCTCCACCTGTCAGCTTCACCACAACAGGTGTGCTCACATCACCTTCTGCGACAATCGCCTGAATAAGTGCTGCGCCATCATCCGTATACGAAGAAAACGGCCCACCGTATGGTTGCCATCCTTCACGAATTTTTTGCGCAAGTGCATCAGCAAGGTCTGACGGCGACGCCGCCCTGACAACATCATAATGTTTAAATGTCATTATTCCTCCCGGCCGGGATAGTGTATTAAATCAGATATGGAGTGGGCTGTAGTCCGGAAGCCTGAATGACACACGGGGACTACAGCCCAAGAAATGAAAAAAGGCCACGCAGTTGCGCAGCCTGATAAACCCTGGTTAAAATCCACACGATAACAACACAACAATATCAGTATCTCATGCTATTGCCCGAACCCATTCGGGCATTTTTTACCCATAAAAAAGCCCCTCCGGAGAGGGGCATGTTTGCATGCACATTCTTTTTCTTGCATGGTGCCGGGTGCCTCCCGGTGAATTCAGTATCAGCACCTGAATCCGCGATTATCACATATACCTGGTTGCTGATTGCCCCTCCGCACAGGGGGATTCACCATGCGAAATTTTTTTAACAAACGCTCAGCATGTCAGGCAACATTCAACTGCCTGAATTGTGAGGCATTTAACATTTCACTGTCCGGTGTCTTTCCTGTAATAAAAAGCCCGCAAAAGAGAGTCAGGGCAGATAAGTGTGGTGTGGCGCGTTGTACTGGATTCGGACCAGTGACCGATTGCTTAGAAGGCAATTGCTCTGTCCGGCTGAGCTAACAACGCTGAATACCGATAATGGACCGCCATCGGGGACCCGAACCCCGCGCAACCAGCTTCGAAGGCTGGCGCTCTGTCCTGATGAGCTAATGGCGGTATGTGATATGGTGGCCCTTGCTGGATTTGAACCAGCGACCTGGCGATTATGAGTCGCTCGCTCTCACCACTGAGCTAAAGGGCCGGGCGCAGGATAATAACGGTACGTAACTAATCCTGCAATATCATCCGTTCTGACTGACTAAATCCTGAACTTCCCTGACCGTCTGCTCAAAACGTTCAGTCTCCAGCTCAACGCCAATTGCACGACGCCCCAGCGACATTGCTGCTTTGACGCTACGGACATAAAAAAGCCAGCCACTGGGGGAGGCTGGCAAACTCGTAGAGCAAAATGCTGTTACGCAAACTTCGTTACAGGGTCATCCTGCAATACAAAAAATACACAATATTTAGAAAACTAATAGTGCCATGTGCAATTTTTAAGATTTTGTTATTAATTGTGGTCGCACCTTCCTTTCTGTGTACTTTCCGTATAGCTCACAGGATTCTGGGTACAAAAAAACCCGCGCATCGGCGGGTTAATAAGCAGCGTGGCAATGTAACCACTCTTATCATGATATGCAGATTTTTACGATCGTAAACTATTTTTTCGCTGATAAAATACAGAGGTTCTCCCTCCCGGCAATTCACGCTCAACATACCGATCCATCTCAAGCCTCACTCCCAGCATCATCAGCATGCCTTCAACAATCCCCTCCGCTTTGTGAAGGCGTTTACCTATACAGGTGTCAGAGCACCCATGTTTCCGTGCCAGCGCCATGAACGTCTCCCCCAACACGTAATAATCAACCAGCAAGTCATGCAGATCGCGATTGTTCCGGTAAAGGCGGGCTATACACCCGCATATCACCATCGCATCATCGTCACAGCACTGCGGGCGTGATTTTACTTTTTCGGGGATCAGTCCCTTAAAACCGGCGGCAATGGACGACCAGGTCACATCTTCATGATTATTAGCCGCCCACGCTCCCCAACGCTCAAGAACCATCTGAATATCACGCATCAACTTACTCCACAAAAATCAGACCAGAACGCCAATTACAAGCAAAAATCAACAAAACAGTATTAGTTGATTGTTATCTCTGACTTCATACTCCTGCTCCTGTCAGGGTTTTGGCGTAATTCTTCAGTATTCGGTAATCGGTCAAAACAGAACCGGGGAAACGATATAAGCGCAGACGCCCCCAGCGGTGGCGAAGAAGTTCTGCCATATTAAACTCAAACATCATTCATTCCCCATTTCGGTGATGGTCAGTTCCAGCCTCCCACCTTTGGTAACAGGCATCTTCACAACGCGGTAATCAACGACCTGAGCATCATCCAGCCAGAAACCTGCTTTAGTGAGTGCGTCAAAAGCGGCTTTTTGCAGATTATCCAGGTCACGGCGACGGCGATCCGGCATGTGGCACTCAATGCGGATTTTCACAGGCATAGCCAGGCCGATATCCAGCATTGCGTTTTTAATGATTCGGGCGACGTTATCGCGGTATGCCTGCCCCTCTGCACTGACGTGCGTGCGCCCGCGATTATGGCGGTAATAGCGATTATTGCTCGGAGGCCAGGGTAATGTGATACTGTAGGTATTCACGCCTTAATAACCCCCTCTTTCAGCCAGATAACCTGTGTTCTCGCCATACCTTCCAGCGCGCATTCTTTTGCATATGCAGCATCGACAAAATGTGTGCGGCGGTCGATTTCGTCGTGGCAGGCAGAACATGCAATGGTGGCAATCAGGTCTGGCGGTTTGATACCGGTACCGCACAATCCAGCCAGCCGGATATGTGCCAGTACAGACGTTTCAGAATTGCCATTACATACGCCAGGGATTCTTACCTGGCATTCCCGACCACGCGCTGCTTTTCTCAAATCAGCCATGATTCCTCCTTGCTGCCAGTCGCAACCATTTTTTATCAACCAGGCTAGCGGTATATCCGAGCAGTGTTGGTATTTCGGATGGCTTCAGCTCAGGCTTACGCTTACGACGATTTGATACTCTGTAGATGTGTCCGTTCATGACACGAATAAGCGGTGTAGCCATTACGCCTCCTGCTTGTCACGGAGCTGCTGGAACTCGCAGCTCTGCGGAATAGTCAGATGGCAACCAATATTCATCGCCCAGGCTTCAACCTTACACAGGAAGACATACATCTCTCCGGTATCAAGATCGGAGGTATGGCGTAACGACTGGATAGTGGTGATATCACCGGTTACGACATCAACCAGGTCTTTGGTTTCATAACCGAGATATGTGTGTTTGAGAGCATCTTTTACCCAAGCTGGAGTGGCGAACGTTTTACCCCTGCTGATGAGGTATTCACTGATTTCGCTGTACCACATGTGGCTGAGTGCATTCTGGGAAAGACTGCGTTTCTCACGCCACGGTTTAAGCACCATGCGAAAGCATTTGCC